CTTATCGAGTATAGAAATACAGAAATAGGATATTTAAAACATAGATATAATAACATGCGTAGAAATTTTAAGACCCAAAAACGTGGTCGAAAAAATAAACGTTATTTCACTTTTAACGAGTTTCTTGCTGCGTTCAAAAAACATAAAAGCATATATGGAATGAGAAGTGCCTGGGGTCCAGGAGTTGACCATCTAGAACAGCATTTACCTATAACAATAATTACCCGAGGAATGAAACGTGCTAATGGCCAAAAGACGCCACGAGAACGGTCTAATTTAAGCGCAGACAGACTAGATTCAGACCAAGACTACACTTTACAAAATCTAATATTTATTAGAAATGATGAAAATTCAAGAAAAAAAAATACTACTTATAAGGACTGTAAAATACAGATGAGACTACACGAGGAAAGATTTAAAAATGAAATTCAGAGCTAGGGCCCGCAGCTGATCACAGGGTTTAATGGAATCCTTGAGCTAACTCAGTTTGCGAAAAGCCCTTGAAGATTTAATCGGCTGAGTTGGCGTCCATAATTGAAAGGAGGTAACATGAAGAACAACATCGTTAAACGATTTATTTCGTGGCGAATTCGTGGCTTATTTGTGGCAGAAAAAAGGCTTAAGAGTCTTTTAACAGCCAACGTGAAGGAAGGAGCAAGCGACAAGGAGCTTGACGGACTCTATAAAATCATTTCACTAGAGCTAAGAGGTATTTCAGCCATGCAAAATGATATTATGACTCTACAGATGATAGACGAAGAAAATCAAAAGTGAGGTTTTATGCGGCTCATCACGTGTATCACGTCTATAGAGGCTCCCAGAATTAGTACAATGTGTGAAATTGATTATTTTTAAAACGTGATGTTCGTGATGTTCCTAGAACTGTTACAGGCTACCAAAATACATACAATTCTTATATCACGTGGGTGTGATCCCATATACTACACTTGAACAGGGGCATACGCGCATGAGGGGTTTCAAAATGTTGAAAAAAGTCTAGAAGGTTCTATAGGGGTAATATATGGTAGGTCGTAAAGGAAAGTTCACCGGGCATTCAGAGTGGATGGATGAGTTTAATAAAATTCATAATCCGGATTATTACTATGGCAAGAAAACCCAAACGAAGAAAACCTCGAAGAAAAAAACAGATCGTAAACGCTACACAGCCCAACGACATCCCGTATTCAAAGTACCGGGTTGAGTGGATGGATATTCTTTCTGACTCCGGTTGGGCAACTGATAAAGAATTTGATAGAATGAAATTAGCATTTCCAGTTAATGAAGGATGGTTATTTAGCAAGGATAGATTTACTATTAAAATGTTTGCGTCGTACGATAGAGATGCAGATACAAATGAGATTACGTTTGGAGATAGAACTATGATTCCTCTTGCTTGTATTAAGAAGATGATTAGACTCAAGTGAGTATTGACTGGTTAAGTGAAGAGAAGTATAACCTTTATAAGGAGGACTTTAATTATATGACAAAGAAAAAGAAAAAGAAATCTAAGAAGAAAAAGAAAAAAACTAAAACTAAAAAGAAAAAGTAATGGAAAAAGCTGTTAAAAAACTTCGAAAACTTAAAGATCAATTGGATAAGTTAGAAGAAAAAGAAGACGATCTTTTAAATGAACTCGATGAAGTTATCTCTGAGTTAGAAGAATCTAACGACGATTAGGATGTGGAATCCTGATCATCTTCTGTTTTGGTTGGTGACAGGGGTGGTGTTAATTGTTTGGATTCATTTATCTCTTCGATATCTATAACATCTTCGGGTGTTATATTAATAATTTTACGATTGCTTTTTAACAGCTCTGCCAATTCCTCATTCATTTGTTCCTCATTTTGATCTTCATCTAATTTCCCATGTAGAATATGTTTTTGTTCTACATAAAGACCACCAGCTTTTCCTCGCATGTGTTCTGCATTAGCTGCAGCTGAGAAGGATCTGTGTTTGAGAGCTTGATCTCTAATTTTAGCTAGCTCTGTCACATGTCTGCCATAATTCACTTTGAAACGATTTCGTTGTTCCTCTCTTAAGTCACCAATGTATTTAACTACCAGGGGACATTGTTCCGGATTTTGTAGTTCGGATGCTTCTTGCCTTGCACGGTTTTCACTGTAGCCAGCTTCAACAGCACACTCATAGGCAAATTTACGTCCTTCATGCAGAACCAGTAATTCTGCGAATCTTCGTTGCATATCGGTTAATCTTTTAGGAACTCCCATGGTTGACAATTTAAGGTAACAATTGTAAAAAGTCAATATGGATAAAGATATAGATGTATGGAAACAACGTAATGAAATACTACATAAAAAGGTAGATAGACAAATGACAGAGATAAAAGATTTAAATAAAAAAAGTGAAACGATTTTTGATTTGTCTCGAAGATTTCCTAACAAGACATATAGAGAGTTAGAGAGATATAGAGATGCAGATCGCCAGGAAGAAGCACAACAGGTCCCTTTAAGTGAATCCCAGAAGTCTCAGAAAGATTTAGAGCCTATCGATGGAGAAGAACAGGATAATCCAACGCTTTGGGAACTAGCTAAAGAACATAATGTTAGTTATGCAGATGCTATTCCTATCCAGGAAGATATGCGTTTAAAGAGAGACGCTTTGAAGGCCGCGTGTACTCTCGGTGAGATGAGAAAAGATAGAACACCTTTAGCCAATATGAAGAAGAGAGCTGAAGAAGCTGAGGGCGAGCTGAGTATTATGAAAGGGATAGAAACTAATCGAGTTAAAGAGGCTCAAGCTAGATGTGATCATTTACAAAATGAGTTGGACAGAGTTAAGAAAGATAACAATGATTTATTTAATAGGATTGCTGAACTGACAGAAGTTGAGGAGTCTCATCGAAATCTTAACGGGAAGTTGCAAGAGAGACTAACAGAATTAGAAGAGGAAAAGAAAGAAGCTAATGATGCATTAGATAAAAAACTAGAAGGTGCCAGAAAGGCAGGAATGTAATGCTGAAAGGTAGAGATGTAATTATGATCTTCGATAGATTTGTTGGGCCGAAGAAAGGGAGTGGAGTCGCTCAGGATGCTCGAGTTCAAGTTCGTACACCAGAAGGTAGACATTATGATATAAAAGGTGTAGACCTCGTTTTAAATAAAATTGTAGGTGCCCGGGAAACTCATCGAATTGTAATTTCAACACATGAAGAAGTTGCTCCAATGGGCAAACCTAAGTTGATTTTATAATACATCTGTTACCTTAAAAATATTATGGGACCAGAAAGAAAATTATGGCATGAGCTTAAAAGAAATACACCACAAATTAAATGGACAAGGCTTGAAAATACTAGCTTACTCGGCACTCCTGATCTGTTGGGCTACAATAGTTCTGGGAAGTTTTTCACTGTTGAGTTAAAGGTTACAAAAAGTAACAAAATTAAATTTTCTCCGCATCAAATTGCCTTTCATGTTAGGCATCCACACAACACATTCATCTTAGTAAAGTCGCTTGGTCAGAGCGACCTAAAACTTTTTCAAGGAACACAAATCTAGGAGCTTGTTGCTTGCGGCTTGAAGCTTGAGGCTTGTAGCTTGGGGCTTAAATCAGTGATTCGCACGCTTGAGGCTTGCGGCTTGTAGCTTGAGGCTTGCTGCTTGCGGCTTGAAACAAGTAACCGGGCTCTTCATGACTAGTGTTTAGGGTATGTGACATTGGCTACCTTCCGGTCCCAACAGTTCCGACAGCTCTTGCACTCGTTACCCTGCTTTGAGGCCGGGCATGTGAAGGCCTGAGTTGAAACGGTCGACGTCCAGGGCCAAAATTTAACTGGCTTCTGGTCGATTCGATGCGAGGACATACGAATAATTAAATTTTTAGGAATGCTATCACTATTAAGGGGTAAAAATTTGGCTTCACGCGTTGGCAGCCAGTGACTAGTCTCTGGCGTCGCTTCGCATACTTCAAAAATTCTTTTTAGGTGCCATGAGCTCTGAAGGTCTCCTGAGTCGTGCCAGCGGAAGTGTGGTTCGCCTTTAATAAGCACAGTCATGGCCTGAACCCAGCGTGGGTGCTGTAGTGACTCGAGTCTTCGAGCTAGCGCCAGTCTAACATTGCGGAAGTTGTAACGGCCCTTCAGGGCGTAACAGCCCGCACATACTGAGCCTGGGATCTTCACCAACTTGGCGCCGGTGATACAGGCCTGAGCTGGCAGGTTGTAGGCTGGCCCGGGCATTTTAGATGGTGCGCTCAGGCCTCCGGTTATTTTTCTGGCTTCTTTCTTTAACATATAATTTTATACTATTGGAATGTGTTCATACTATGACGCTTGCGGCTTGTGGCTTGTGGCTT